ACTTCCAATGCTTGTGTTGTTTGAACCTGTTGTGTTTGAAAGTAAAGCATAACTACCAAAAGAGGTATTATTATTTCCTTCTGTGTTTGACCTTAAAGCAGACGTTCCATTAGCTGTGTTAAAACCTCCTGTTGTGTTTGATTCTAAAGCATCTTCTCCAAAAGAAGTGTTACCAGCTATATTACCCTTTCCATTGTTCCAAACAGTTTTATTTGTATCATTAAATTCTAAATGCGATATTAAAGGGTTTTTAGTATCTAAAGCTGTTTGCAACTCATTTAAAGCTGCTTGGACATCTGTTGCTGATAGGTTTCCTGATGGTACATTAGGAACGTCACTTGCTGTCTGGTCCGCTGTTGCACCTGCTTCTATTCCTGACAACTTAGATTCTTCAGCAGTAGTGTAGGATGCAGTCGTAGCTGCAAGAACAGATGAAAATGCTTGTACATCAGTACCAATAGCCACGCCTAAGTTAGTTCTAGCTGCTGAAGCATCTAACAAATCTGAGAGGTTATTACCTTTAAGTAACGCACCTATAAGTCCGAAAAGAACATCTTTGTCTATTCCTACCGACCTATCTCCTACCGTTCTATCTGGGTCAACTGCATATATTAGTGTATCATCCCCTAATGTTGTAACTTCCGTTAATGCTGTTAATTTCTTATCCATATTATTCTAATATTATTTTTGAGCCATCTTCTAATAAAAGCAATGAACCATCTTCTATTAATAAAAATCCTAAATCTGTAAAGGTTTCTAAATCTGTAAATAACGCTGTTAACTCTTCCTTTGCTTCGTAGTTAATTGTATAACCTGATAAATCACTATAAGCACCTCCTGTTTGTTCTTTTAAATTATTAAATCGCCCTCCGTTATTTGCTCCTAAAAATCTATATAAACCATTATTATCTTTAACAATTACCCAATAATCTTTTTTTAATAATCTATTAAGTTCGGTGTTTGCTTTTATTACGGGAAACGTAAAAGATATACTTTGATTGTAAAACTTCCCGCCACCATCTTCTTCTTGCTTTTCTTGTAAATCTCCTTTCGTGCTATAAAACCTGTATAACGTTTGCACTCTTGATATTGATACTAATGTAACGCCATCAACAGTTAAAATAACAGACGAATCATAAGGAAAAATATAAAACTCTTTTAACCCTCCTAATCCGTTACACACCCTCGCTCTTCCTTTTGTTATATCTATCATGCTGTCTGCCAATCGTCATCTTCATCAATGAATTTATTACCAAACCATAAACCTCCAGTCAATTGCATATTTCTCTCTGCGTTAACCTCGTCTTGATACGTCTTATATTCCGAAATAACGTTCTTGCATATCCATTTTTTGAAGCGTATAACGTACATTTGTGCCATTCCTGAATACTTATTACTAAGATATAACGCTTCGTCCTTAGATACCACCTCTGCGTTGTCTGGCGTGTTCTTAATTAAGCCTGCATTGTCTAAAACATAACTACTAATTTCTATGTATTCTGCCATGCTTTGATACTTTGTAATAGGTTTTACGTATTCTGTATATAAAGTATTGTATAATTCATTGCCCACATCGTCAATAGTTCCTGCCGTTACTAAGGTTATAATCTTATCGTATAATTCCGTGCCTAATAATGGCTCAATTACCATGATTTGCGTCTGTTCAATCGTAAATTGATACTTGTCTATGTCAACATTGCCACCTAAAATTGTGGTTTTTGCTAGTTCTGTCGGTGATATGAATAATAATGTTGCCATATTAATTTGAGTATGCTCCCTTATTTGGTTTATCTATCTCTGCAATAGCTACATCAGGACTGTTTTTTGGTATTTTTGCGCCTTGTCGTCTTGCTTCATTTACATTAACCTCATTAGTTGATGCTAAAGCACCTCCCTTTTTAGGCTTGCCATCTGCACCTAGTTCTTTTTTGAATATTCTACGCTCCCATCTATGATAACAATTAACTCCACCACCATATAAAAATATGTCGTATTTGCCGCCTTCATGTGCAAATTGTCCGTTAACTCCTTGCATACTCATTAATTCAATATCTTCTTTTCTAAAGACCTTACCACTACTGGAAAGTGAAATCATTTTATTACAAAAACCCCTTGATTTTCCTTTTGGTGTCTTACTTGTACCTACCGCATAAGCATATCTAATTTTCCACCTTGCAGAATCTTGTTCGCTTGTTTGGTTTGCTGATAATTGTAGTTCGTATTCAGAACCATCTGTTAATTCGTAACCTTCAGGACTGTCTTGTGCGTACATTTCTAAAAAAGCAAATTCATCTTCTTTTGAAAGTTCTGTTTTAGTTGGCGCAACAACTTCACCTCCTAAAGGAATAAAATATAAATCTAAGTTTATACCATAGGCTTCTAAAACTTCTTCTAAAGCTGTCAGTATATGATTTTGCATTGGTGAAATCACACGCTTCATCAATTGCTCTTCTGCCATTTCCATCTCGTCGGATGTACTACTAAAACCACTCGGCGTGCTTATACCAGCCAATACTGGTGAAGTTAATCGATGACCTGTGATTATTTGCTGTCTTGCGGAATCTGTTAACCATTGCCATTGCTTATGAATGTTGTCATTTACTGGAAAAGGTGTTATAGTAACCTCAATATCTCTACCGTTAAAACTTAATATAAATTGACTTGCGTTTGGTGATCCTGTTAATCTCGCTCTTATCTTCTTTTCAAAGTCGTCTTTTTCTTCATTGCTTAAACTCTTGCCGTCAGGAATGTTTATAATATAACCAGCACTTAATCCGCTCTTAATAGAACTAATATTCATATTAGCTATCTCCTCCTCCATTTCGCAATAAGGAGCGCAAGCAATCCAACTAGGGTCACTAAAGTAATTCCTATTACCAGCTTGGTAAGGCTTTATAACATACATTTGCGATGCCTTGCCATCACTCCCTTTAAATGCTTGATACTCCTCTGGTTTGTTGGCGTTTGTGTTCTTCCAATCGTCACAATACCAATAAATATCAATTTCATTGTCATCGTTAACCTTATTAGGGACTACTTTTTGTTTTGGTATATGGTTAATGCTTGATATACTTCTCCCTTTCGTTTGTATAATTTCAAAACTAGCTTCGCCAAATAAAGCAAAATCTGAAACAATCCTATGAAGTTGCTCTGGTTTTAATATTTGTTTTAATTTTAACCAGTCCTCTATTCTAGTTCCTGAATTTTTTGCGCCAATCCCTTTTCCGTATATTAGATCTACATAAGAGTTTATAATTGCCGAATTAGTAACGCTTCCAGTCTTTCTGTCTATGATATACTCATAAAACCAGTTCTTTTTTCCGTTTAAAACCCATTCTTGACTTGTAGATTCTTGTACCTTCGGTCTAACATAACCGTTTAACTGTATTAACTTAATTTGACTATCCATAAATGTATTCTCCGTCTGTTAATTTGTAATCTTGTGGCGTTTGTGTAGTAGCAATTAGCTTGCCTCTATAAATTACATTTGCGCCATCCTTAATTTCAATCTTATATTTGCTATTATCTGCAAAAGTAAAGCTGTAATTCATCGTTAAATTACCATCTGTAACTACATAAGTGTTTTCAACCGTACTTTTTACTTGTGAAGTTTCGTTATATAGATACAAAGTTAATGCGTTTGAACTATCGAAACGTGGTATTAACGTCATATTATGCGTTGCGTCATTAGGGTTAACTACTTTCAAACTAATTCTTTTAATGCCTTTTGATAGGCGTTACTTACTTTTATATCCTTATAAACCTCTTCCATGTATTATAAACTATTAAATTAAAAATTTGTTATAAAAAAAGCACCCAATAACGAGTGCTTCTTAAATTTTAATAACCATTTTTAGGTTTTAAACTAATGCTTCAAACGCTGTAATAGTCGCTGCATCTAATTTAGGAGATAAAGAACCCTCTATGGCTGTTCCTGTAACAGTGTAACCATTCAAGTCCGTATAATTCCCTCCTGTTTGTGAGTTAACACTCCAGTTTAAGCCTTCTGAATATCCTAAAGCATGATAAATTCCATTTCTGTCTTTTATTACTGCTTGTGCATTTCCATAAGTAAGTAGGTTAAATTCTGCTGATGTCGCTGCATCTTGCTTTCTAAGTGTAATACTTAATGTTTGGGTATTAACAGTCGAACCTGTATCAACGTTTGAAACTTGGTCCTCAACCAACGTGTTCAACGTTCCTTCTATCTCGTAAACATAAACGGTTGTAATTGCAGCATTTACTGCTGATGCCACACCACTTCCAGCAGCAACTGTAAATGGGTCTTGCTCGTAGTTAAATACAAATAACTTGGAGTTTCCACCAATATTTTGTTTACATTCTTTTACTCTCCCTTTGGTAATATCGCATGCCATTTTTTATATATGTTTTTAGTGAATACTAAGCAGTCAATTAAATTATTAACCGCTTAGTTTCAATGTTATTAATTATGCTGTTGTAGTTAACAACCAAACAATATCCGCAGAATTGTAATATCCAACTGCTGCTCCATATACAATCTTACCTCTAACTTGTCCTGTCATTAATCCAATCTCATCTTCATCCACAAAATTTAATTCATTAAAATCTGACTGCAATCCTGTTGCAAACACTACGTTTTTCTTTTCAAAAATAACGATTGTGTCATCTGGTAATCCATTAACCTCAGTTAAAGTATATCTTCCAAATCTAGTTTGCTTAGGCTCTGTATTACCGTCATTTGCAATACGATTGGAAACTAAGTAAAACCAATACGATTGGAATACATCAGGTGAAACTGCAACTGTTAAATTAGCTCTTCTAATTGATACAGGAACTGCTGCTAAAGCTGCTTTTAAATGAGCCTCTACATTCGCCTCTGTTGTTGCTGCGTTTAATGTTGTAATACCGTTGTTAGCTTTTATTACTGCACCATCTGCTGTAAACTGCTCAATCAATCCTGCAAATTCTCCAGCTGTTGCTGCTAATCCTGTCCAAATATCAGTATCAACTTTAGCTGCTTGACTAGATAGCACCTCTAAAGATATTGCTTCCATAATGTGAGCTGGTGCGTTTGGGTTTGATGCTGATGCTCCCTCTGAATCTTCGCTCCATGTTTGTCTAAAATCCTCTTTACAAATTTGGATAGGATTCATTAGCTTTTCGATTACTAATTGCTTTTCGCTTAAAGTAATAGTTCCTGCTGGTGTAAATCCACAAGAATAATCAGTAGTGCCATCTGCATACGCAATTTTTCTTAGGTTTAACTTATAGTTAACGTTATCCGCTACTGTTAAAAGTCCTAATCTTAAAGTGTCTGCTTCTTTAAAAGCAGCTCCAATAATCGAACCAGCTTCTTTTCCAACATAATTGCTGGTTACATTTGTTGTTGTTGCCATTGTTTATTTATTATTTATTTATTTATTAATTTTGTCTTAATTTTGATAAAATTCGCCCTTTGTTGTTTAATGCTACTTGCTGAACTTGTTGCTTTGGCTTTGTAGCTGGCTCATTAGATAATTCCACAACTTGCGTTTTTAATGCTTTATTCTCTTCTATGATTTCGCTTAGTTGCGTTTGAATAGCCTTAAACTTTTCGTCTGAATCTTCTTTGTATTTAATCATGATAGATTTAATACTCTCTTGAACTTGACTAACTACATTGTTTGCGTCTGCTTGTCCTGTGTTTGGAGTAGCAACATCGTCAGCTAATTCAGGAGCAACTGCTTCCATAACGCTTCCAATAACACCCTCTTCTACAACTGTCAAAATCATACCATTATCTAATTCGTATTCTGCAACAGGAACTGGAACTTTCGTACCATCCTCTGCTTCAATCCAAACTGCACCACCTTCTTGTGGTGTTTCACCATCATACATAAAGGCAAATTGCCCATCTGCTGAATTTACACTCCCTGCCTTAATTATAACCTCTTTCTCTTTTAGGTTTAAAGCAATAAGAATGTCATTTTTAAACGCTGTTAACGTTTCTGTAATATCTGCCATTTTTATATCTGATTTTAAATTTACTTGTTTTAATTTAATCATTGCATCAATAGAGAAGCCTGTAAAAGTTCCCGATAATGCTTTGTCATATATTTCTTTATTATCACATTTTGCGACGCTAATCCACTCTCCTTTTTTTGGTGTTAAACCTAAAGCAATTGAAGTATCATTTTTTTCATCTCTTACAATCCAGTTTTCAACAAATGAAATTCCTGCTATTTTAGAATTTTCGTCATGTTCTTCCGAACTATTATTATTGAATTTATTTTTTGTAAATGCGTAACAAAGATTTTTAACCGTATCGGCTGTAAAGAACATTTCAAACTCCTCACCGTCTTGATTTCTATAAATTGGTTTGTCTGGACTTAATACCAAACCTACCAAAATATATTGTTTTTCGTCAACCGCTGCGAATTGTATAATATTTTCTTTATGCTTATTTAAGGCTATAAATTTTCCCTCCATTGCTGGCTCGGAAACTAAAGAAATACCAAATACCCCATCAACTTCGTTTTCATCAAATACAGCTTCGTATGTTTTCATAATTTAAAAACTAATAATTAGTATATTTGTTACACTTTTGTTAGAATGATGCGTTGGCTTCAATGTTACGGTCTAGTGATTGCGCTGTCGTGACCTCTGAACTAACCACAAAGGCTCTTAAAGGTGTTGGTTGTTGTGATAATCCTTCAGCTATTTGATTTGTGCCACTTCCTGCAACTAAGTTAAATGATGGTGCTGATGCTCCACCGCCTCCACCGCCTCCACCACCTCCTGACGATGAGCCTCCTAATGGACTTTTCTTGTCACTGCTAATTGCTTTTATTGATTTGATTGCTCCAGTAACTCCTGCCGCTATTCCTATTCCTGCTTGTATAGTATTTAACGTTACAAATGGCTGCCCTAGTGTTAATGGACTTGCTGCTACTGCTTTAGCATTCGCCTCTGTTGTGGCGGAGATTGTACTACTTACAGATGCCGCTTGGTCTCTGACTATATTAGCAATAGCCAACCCTTTCGCTACTGCACTTCCTTCTTTTGCAATGTTTAAAATAGTTCTTTGTAGATTCGTGTCTATGTCCTTTTTTTGTTCTGCAATAGTTTCGGCTATTCTTAATTCTTCTTGTGCTTTTGCAGTAGCGTTATCGATTAATTTATTATCAATTGATTGTTTAAAGTCTAAATATTCTTGTTCAGCATCTGAACGCTCCTTCGTGCCTTGTTCATATATTGCTCTTTTTGCTTCTAAATCTTCTAATAAATTTTCATTTTGTTTATTTAAAATATCCTTTTCTGCATCTAACTTAGTTAAAGGGTCTTCAATTTTAGAAGCGTCAAATTGTGCTTGTATTAAATCTCTCTTTTCTTTGCTTTCTGCTTCTG